GTTGGTGAAATTTTAGTTGTTCCAGGAATTACAACCAATCCAACTGTTGGTGCTGGTTTTAGTGAATTTAGAATTACTATTGAAGAAACATTTACTGATAAATTTGGAGGGTTTTATCCTGGCCAATTTATTAAATTTGATGATCCATCAAAATATTTTACAGGAACAAAGAGAAAATTTGATTTGCTGATAGATAAAGAATCAATTTCATTAAAAACAAGTCCATTATCAGATTTAAAAGTTGAGAATAATTTCTTTGTGTTTATTAACGATATTATACAAGTTCCAAATTTATCTTATAAAATAGTTGGTTCCAGAATAATCTTTACAGAAGCACCAAAAAAAGACTCAAAATGTTTAATTTTATTCTATAGAGGTTCAGATTTAGACGTAGACCAAGTTGACCCACCAAAAACATTAAAAGAAGGAGATATAATTCAAATACAACAAAACAAATTTGAACTGACACAAAGAGAACAATTTGAAAGAGTAATTAAAAAGATTATTTCTTCAGATCAGTTTGATACTTTTACTTATGATAGTTTGGGAATAAATACTGATCCAAAAAAATCAAGACCATTAAAATGGACAAAACAAACAAAAGATAGAATTATTAATGGGGTCTTATATTCTAAACAACGACCAGATTTAAAATCAAGGGTAACTCCAAAAACTCAAATAATTAAATCAGTATCAAAAACAGATACAAAAATTTATGTAAATAATGCATTTCCTTTATTTTCTATAGATGAAAATTTAAATTTAAAAGAAGAACTAAGAGATGTTGTATTGATATCAAATAAAGATTTTACAATTTCCACTGGTACGGCTGTAGTATCAGCAGCATCAACGATTTCTGGTGTCTCAATTACTAGTGGTGGTTCTGGATATGAACCTTCAAGTCAACCAGATATTTCTATATCTTCGGCATTTATATCCAAAAAAGATCCAATTTATAATTGGCAAAAAACAAGTGGAATAAACACTTCTTTTAATTTCAATTCAGTAATTTATGGCAATAAATTTGTTGCTATTGGAAGTAGTAGTTTATTGGGAATTAGTGAAGATGGAAAATCTTGGACAACCTCTAATGTTGGTTTCGGCACAACAGTATCATTCAATTCAATATCTTTCGCATCAACATCAAATACTTATGTTGCTGTCGGAGATACAGGAAAAATTATTAAATCTGTTGGTTTATCCTCTTGGACTGAATATAATTTAGTACAAAAAATATCTTTCAATTCAAGCAATATAGATGTAAATGATGTTGAAACTGAACCAAGTTTATTTGAAGGAGGGTTCAATGATATTACATATTCACCAATAAAAGATACTTTCATTGCAGTTGGATCTACCTGCATTTTTTCTTCCATTGGAACTGGTTCTACACAATTTGTAAAAAATAGTTTTAATTCACAAAATAATTTAAATAGTGCATCCAATAATAATTCAGTATTTGTTGTAGTTGGGGATAATGGTAGAGTTTCTTATTCAATAAATGAAAATATTTGGAAGTCTGTCACTAATTTCACTAATGAGAATTTAAACAAAGTTATTTGGGATGGTTCTAAATTTGTAATTGTCGGAAACAATTCAATCATAGCAACTTCCGAAACTGGAATAGATTGGTCATTGCAACAGAGTGTAAATATTTCTGTAAATATTGAAAATATTAAATATTTTGATGGAATTTATGTTATTTTGGATAATCCATCTTATAATAGGGCATCTGCAATTTCCACAACAACAGGGGATTCTGTTTCATCTGTAACTATGATAAATGGTGGATTTGGATATTTGGAATCTTCTCCTCCCCCTGTTATTTTTGAAAGCATAACACCAAATAAGGAAAAAATTATTTCCATAAAAGCAAAGGGTGATTTTGGGACTATAATAGGAATTAATACTATAGGAATTGGACAATCATCTCTTGAGTTTATTTTAAAATCAGAAACTTATAATAACAGTGCTTTAGGTATTGGTTACTCTTCTCTTAATGTATTTGGAATAAATTATACTCAATTGACGGTAGGTGATTATTTTGTAATTTTTGATAGTAATGTAATAACTGGTTATGCTCTCACCGGAATTTCCACAATAACTGGAACGATTGTTGGATCTTCTGGTGTATCAACAAATACTATTAATGGAGTTTATAGAGCAGAAAATGTAATTGTTGATGCTAATGTTGGTATTGTAACCGTTAGGTGTGATTTTGTTGTAGTTTCCGGTGGAGTAGACAAAGCAATTAGTACAGGAATTAATACTACTGGATTTTATGGTAGGTATACTTGGGGTCAAATATATGATTATCAAAACAGAGCAAGAGAAAATCCAAAACAATTTAGTGTAAATACAAGAGATGGATTAGTTGGTTTATCAACCGCACCAGAGATTTATAGGACTCGTGGTTTAGTTTAGAGATAAATAAAAAAAAGTATTTTCACACAATGCCTGCGATTATATCTGATCAATTTAGAGTTATGAATGCTGAGACTTTCACTAAAAGTCTTGTTGCAGTTGGAAACACCAATAATACATATTATACTTTTATTGGACAACCAAACGCTCTAAATCCACAAGCAAATGGAATTGCCGAGTGGGGAGCAAATCCCCCACCACCACTTGATGGTTTTGAAGAAGAAAATAAAATAAAAGAAACCATCATATCAATGAAAAAGGTGACTCAGAGTGATGTGAGAAGAATGATTAGAAAGGTTGTCTGGGAATCTGGTTCAAGCTATGAGATGTATAGGCACGATTATTCAATCTATAATTTATCACCAATTACAAACTCTTCTTCATTGTATGATGCTAATTATTATGTAATTAATGAAGATTTGAGGGTTTATATTTGTTTACAAAATGGAGCAAATCCAGAAAATTCTAGAGGTAGACCATCTGTAGATCAACCAACTTTTGTTGATTTGGAACCAAGACCAGCAGGAACTAGTGGAGATGGATATATTTGGAAATATCTTTATACAATTAAACCATCAGAAATTGTAAAATTTGATTCTATTGAGTTTATTCCAGTTCCAGAAGATTGGGGAACAGTCGGAGAGAGTATATCAACAAAAAATAATGCAATTGATGGAAAAATAGAAATCATTAATATCAAAAATAGAGGTTCTGGGTATAGTCCAATTTCTCAAACTTTTACAAATATTCCTATTCTTGGAGATGGGACTGGAGGAAAGGCAACAATTACGGTAGATTCTTTTGGGAAAGTTTCTGATATTTTTGTGAGTGATGGTGGAACTGGATACACAAAAGGTATAATCAAATTTGAACCAGGAGCACCTTCAATAACACAAAATTTAAGTAATACTGGAACAAATGCTACATTTGAAGTTATTGTTCCACCAAAAGGTGGTCACGGATATGATATTTATAGAGAGTTGGGTGCATATAGGGCATTAGTTTATTCAAGATTTTCTACAGATTCTACAAATCCAGATACAATTATAGGAAATGATTTTGCTAGAATTGGAATTATAAAAAATCCAACTAAAAGTGGAAGTGCTGTAGAAAAATTAGAAACTGCCGAAGTAAGTGCGATGAAAGCATTGAAATTGACTGGTTCAGCAACTAGTACAACAACTTATGCAGTAGATTCAGTAATTACTCAACAAGTAAGTACTGGAGTTACTGCAATAGGTTTTGTTGCTGCTTGGGATAATGTCACAGGAGTTTTGAAATACTATCAACCTGTAGGACTAGCAACTGAGGGTGTTGGATATAACATAAATCAATTCACATCTTCTCCTGGTTCTGGTGGAAGTTTAACAATTGTTGGATCTTCAATGAATGGTTCTTCATTAACAATTGATAGTGGATTTACTGGATTAAGTACAGTAATAAATAATACTACATACCAATTGGGAAGTTATTTTACGTCTGGCATTTCATCGTCTGAATATAATAATAAATCCGGTGAAATTATATACATTGACAATAGATTCCCTGTACCAAGATCAAAAAGCCAAAAAGAAGATATTAAAATCGTCCTGGAGTTTTAAGTAAAATGCCACAAAATACAAATTTAAATGTATCCCCATATTTTGATGATTTTTCTGATCAGAAAGGATATCAGAAAGTATTATTTAAACCAGGAACTCCAATACAATCAAGAGAATTAACAACACTCCAAAGTATTTTACAAAATCAAATTGAAAAGTTTGGAAAACACTTCTTTAAAGAAGGCTCAATGGTAATACCTGGACAAATTGGTTACGATGATCAGTATTATTCTGTTCAAATTGATGAGTCTCATTTAGGTATTCCTGTTTCTTCGTATATAGAAAAATTTGTAGGAAAAAGTATCCAAGGAGAAACTAGTGGTGTTACAGCAGTAGTAGAAAACTATATTACCAATGAACAATCCGAACGAGGAAATTATACACTTTATATAAAGTACAAAAATTCAAGTAGTAGTAATTTTACTACAAGATCTTTTATTGATGGTGAAAATTTAATTTCTCTAGAAGATGTAGATTATACATTATCTACAATTCAAAGAAACACATCATTTGCAACTGCAATTATATCAAATTCTACTTCTATTGGATCTGCGGCAAAAATAGAGGAAGGGGTTTATTTCATTAGAGGATTTTTTTTAACGGTATCCAAACAAACAACAATACTGGATCAATATGAAAATAGTCCTTCATACCGTGTAGGTCTTTTCATTGATGAAGAAATTGCAGTGGCCTCAAATAATTATAGTGATTTATTTGATAATGCTCAAGGATTTTCTAATTA